AAACGGACGCCGAAAAGGCTTTCGGTGTGGAAACATACCTTTCGCCGGAAATGGACGCTGCTATTAAGCTGTGGCAGCAGCTGGAGAGTGGCAAGCCGCCGTGGGTAAAAGAGAGTGATGGGCGGTCGGTAAGTTTTTCCAATACTGTAGCAAGAGAATTATCAAAGCTGATAACGCAAAATATAGATATTAAGGTGCAGCCTGCTGCTGGATTTACAAGCAGGGAAAAGGCTGACTTTATCCAAAAGGCGATTGATAATTATTTTTCCAAATTAGCGCAGGAAAAAATAGAAAGAGTGATTCGTCTTGGTGGAATGATGGCAAAATGGGACGGAGACGGAATAGAATACATGCCGCCTGATAGGTTCCTTGTTACAAGTTATAGCAGTAATGGCGATATTGACGGGGTTATATTCCTTTTCTACCATACAGAAAAAAAGAAATTTTATACCCGTATTGAGTGGCACAGGTATGAGGATGGCACACACATAAAAGACGATGGAACCACAGAAAAAGTTAGGGAGTATAGAATATCTAACAAGGCATTTGTATCCAATCAGGAAGGACAGATAGGAAGCCCGATAGAACTTAGTCAGACAACATGGTCTGATATTATGCCAGAGTTTCCGCCAAACGGAAAGAGCCTTGAAATCAAGAAACCTTTATTCACGTACATAAAGAATCCATACAGTAATACAGTAGACCCCGATAGTCCGCTTGGCGTATCGTGTTTTTCCGAGTGTATAGAGGAATTACGTTGGCTGGATATTGCATTTTCAACAATGGGAAAAGAAACAAAGAACTCTTCCCCCATGATGATTGTTGACCAGTCTGTTATTCAGTACGCAACCATGAATGGCATTGAGTTGCCGGAGTTTATTGAGAATGTGGGAAATCTGGACACAGGGAACGGAACGGGTGGAAGTCCAGTTGAAATGTGGCAGCCAACCTTGCAAGTAACGACCAGAACAGAGGGAATCAATTTCTATCTAAATGTAATCGCAATGAAAACAGGTTTTTCAGAAGGGTATTTCACGTTCAATGAGAAGTCTGGACTTGCAACCGCCACACAGGTAGAAGCGGACGAACGGCGCACAATCAATACCATGATGTCATACCGAAATATTCTAGACCGTCCTAATTCAAATGGTGATGGGCGAGTGGGTGCAATCCACGACATAGCATATATTATTGATGTTATGTCAGTGATTAGGGAAAATAACGAAACCAAAGAAATCTATGTTGATTCAGATTCATTTGGCGGCTATGAGATATTCTGCAATTTTGCTGACCCATTCCAGAACACAGAGGAGGACAGACAGAGGGCGTATCAGCTTATGATTCAGGGGATAATTTCAAAAGTGTATTATCTTTCCAAATATGAGGGATTCACGGAAGAAGAGGCGCGTGCTATTGTGGCAGAAGCCAAAAGCGAAAATGAGCCGAAAGATGGATTGTTTGGGGAGGAATAGGAAATGAAGTGTCCATATAGAAATTTTGAGGAATGTCTTGTCGAAAAATGTCCCTCATGCAATTATGAGGAAGTAAAGCAAGAAGTAATAGCCGGACGCTATCCGGCATACATGAGTACACAGACAGCAATAGAAAAGGGTATGGCATGGAAAGAGACACAGGAAATCTATAAATTTGTTTCCTGTAAGTTGGTGGATAATGCGGTTCAGCCAATTCCACCAAAGAAAGAGATTATCAATAATACCACAAGGACAAGCGTTGTGGTGAAGAAAAGCATATTCGGGTGATTTTATGAGAATCAGGCAGCACATAGGAAATGTTGATATACAAAAAGAGGGCATCTAAACCCTCTTGATGCTCTCTAAATATGCCGCTATTGCCTTATCCAGTAGCTTGCTGATAGGAATACCGCTTTCCTCTGAATATGCCTTTAATTCCTCATACAGCTTTTTATCAACAGCGTTTGATATTGCGATACGGTTTTTCAACCCTCTGTTTTCTGCCATGCTGACACGCTCCTTTCAAAGAGATTGTACCATATCTTTCAACTACTTGCAAATGAAATAGAAATATGTTATACTACAAGTAGTTGAATGTAGTTTATGAAAGGAGTATATCATGGGGACAAAGATAAATTTAGAGGGAAAGAAGTTCGGTAGATGGACTGTTATAAAGGATTCCGACAAGAGGGATTCAAGCGGTAATATTATGTGGGAGTGCCGCTGTGAGTGTGGAAATGTTTCTTGTGTAAAAGGCAAGAGCCTTACAAGTGGCGTATCAAAATCATGCGGTTGCCTGCAAAGAGAGATAGCCGCCGAAACTCTGAAAAAGAATTTTGAGGACTTGACCGGAAGAAAGTTTGGGGAATTAACCGTTTTAGGGCTGGATAATAGTTATACAAGGAAGAATAGAGAATATAAGTGGATATGTAAATGTTCGTGTGGTAAGCAGATTAGTGTTCTCGGAGGAAATTTGAGAAGCGGCAATACCACCAGATGCCGAAAATGCAGTTATGATGTTATTGCAGATAAAAATACCACATTAAGAAAACACAATATCCGCTTATATGGCATCTGGTCTGGAATGAAAAGTAGATGTTATGATGAAAATGTTGAACACTTCGACAGATACGGCGGCAGGGGAATAATTGTCTGTGATGAATGGTTGGGAGATAACGGTTTTGAGAATTTTCATAATTGGGCTATGAAAAATGGATATAAAAACGGTTTAACCATTGACCGTATAAATGTAGATGGAAATTATGAACCTAATAATTGCAGATGGGCAACAAATAAAGAACAGCAGAATAACAAAAGAACGAATGTTTTCATTACTGTTGATGGAGTTGAAATGACAATGGCGCAAGCCGCCGAAAAATATGGTGTAAAATATGCAACGCTCAGGGCAAGAATAACATCTGGACATTCGCCGGATATTGCAGTTAGAAAGGGGCTGTGGGAACGTGAGAATAAATAATACCGTCGGGAATGTATCTATAAAAATTGATACTTCCCGAATTGACAAGAATATTCGTGAAGCCCAAAAATTATTGAATTTGGCTGTGGTCGGGGATTGCGACCCATATATTCCATTTCAGCAAGGGCAATTACGAAATAGTTTAACGTATCCGCAAGGTGTTTATGGAGGAGAATTGGAATGGAACGCACCATATGCTCATTATCAATACACAGGGATTGTATACGGACCGAATATCCCAATACGTGACGCAGAGGGCAATATAACAGGCTGGTACTCTCCACCAAAGAAGAATCCGACCGGGCGACAGCTTCAATACCATACAGCAGGAACCGGCGACCATTGGTTTGAAAAGGCGAAGCAGCAGCACAAGCAGGAATGGATAGATTTAGTCAAGAGGACAGCAGGAAAGGAGTAGGAGAATGGTATTAGCATTTACAGAGGAACAGAAAAAAGAGATTGAAGCAAGGGGAATGACGGTAATCCAAACAAAGTTGGTTCTTCACAGATTTGTCAAGGCGATTAAGCCGGTTTTTGATAAGGTTTGGGATATGTGCAAGAACATGAGCAAAGAGCAGATAGAGGAATTTCTAAAGTCTGACGAGGACGAAAACTGATGTTGCCGCCGGAACACTTCGACCATAAAGAGGATAGATTGTTAGAGTTATACCGCCAACTTGAAAACTTTATCCTCAAAGACATCACCCGACGCCTACTCTCCGCCGGGGAAATGACCGCAACCGCCGACCGCCTTATTTGGAAATTAAAGCAGATGGGAGAGAGCCAGGTAAAAATAGAGCGAAAGCTGAAGAAAATGACGGGCCTTGCAAAAAAAGAGCTGAGGGCACTGTTGCAGGATGCCGTAATAGCGTCGTGGGAGGATGATAATACCATCCTTAAAAGGATATTGGGGTATCTTCCGAGAAATCCGCTGAAGAATCCTGCTGTAATCCGTGTTATGGACGCAGAATACAAGAAAAGTTTAGGAGAACTGAACAATCTAACACGCACGACCATGAAACAGTCACAGATTGACCTTATCAATATGCTTGACGAGGCTGATTTGAGAGTAGCGGCAGGTGTGCAAAGCTATTCTGCCGCGGTGTGTGATATTTTGGATAGGTATGCCGGACGTGGAATCTATGTGGACTATCCGAGCGGAGCGCGCCGGACACTGGAAGCGGCGGTGCGGTGTTGCGTTGTCACTTCCATGAATCAGACGGCGGCGCAAGTGACAAATCAGTACATAGTTGAGGGTGGAATTGAGTATGTCCTTGTATCGGCGCACTTAGGGGCGAGAGTGGCGCAAAAAGGACAGCCGGCAC